TCGGCTTCACCCGTTTCCAGGTTCAGTGTTAGGTCACGAACGGTATTGAGTCCCGACCAAGTGGGGCTCGCGTACGTCCCTGAGTTCATATAGAGCCTTGCATCGAGTCCTAGTTTTACACCCATCGAATTCTCTCCTTATCGAATGCTGCCAGCCCACATAGGTGGCAAACGGTCTTTGACTTTTTCCAGGGCCGGTCCCATGAACGGTCGTTTGGGGTAATGCTCACGTCGAAACTTGCCACCAAACTCATGGGCGTTGCCTGCGGTGGCAATCACATCGAAGTCCGGTCCGACGAGAACTACACCACGCTGTTTGTCGATTGCATACATGATCGATCGCTTGAGCTGGCCACGACGTGTGTTGGGTGGACTACCGGGCATCGCTGCCGTCTGGCGTCTACGGATCGAGCGACGAGCAACCAAGCGAATGGTTGCAGCCGCATGACCAAGGCTTTTGAAGTTGCCTTGCTGCGCCTTGCGTTTCACTTTGTCGATCGATTTCTTCGTGGTGACTTTAACGCCGATCATGGTTACCCTTACGGTGCGGTGAATCCTTGTGCGTTGACGTAGACCGCAGCACCGGTGGTGATGCAAGCAAAGTTCAGGGCCGCGTTCGCCGTGGTCTTGAGTGGGTTCTCGAAGATGATCTCCGACATCGGAGCGTTGGCAGGCAAGTGACCTCGCCAGATAACGGTGGCACCATCCTTGAGTACGATTTCAGTGGCGACTGCCGAGTTATTCGAAAGTTGCATCGAGCAGATGTAGCGGCGAAGTCCCGCACCCGCTGCGGCAACCAAGGGGACATCCGTCGTATTGATCACACCACCCGCGGCAGCTACATACGACCATTCGAGTTCGGGGATTTGCCAAGGACGCGTTACCAGTACACCTTGCAGGGTAGAAACCAAGTCAGCCACATCACCGGTTGCGACGCTCGCATAGGCTGCTGTCTGCGCTCGCCCTGCGACGCGCACGGGATTACCCGAAATAACAGCATCGTGAGCCGCCTGTCCGATAACGTTCGCTGTGACGGTTCCGATGTTGGTTGTGGTTGTGGTCGCACCGGTAAGGATCACCCCCACACCTTGACCGACGACGGTTTGGCCACGACCCGCAGTGATTTCAGCGGTGAGTTCCGCGTAATCCTGGCAATTGATGAATTGGGATTGGAAATTGATGTTCGCAGCTGGTGCGGCAGCGAGGGCAACGTGACCGGATCCTACAACGTATGAACCTCCAAACACGGTGCCGTTTAGATCAATCGTATTGGCGTCGATAACCGTGGCGGAGTAATTGCCACGAACGGTAGCTCCATTGTTTGTAACACCTGCGAGATGATCTACCCACAGAGTTGGCGTCCCGGTGTATCCGTGTGCGGTCGACGTAAGACGGATGACATTGCCAGGTCCAGCGCCCGCGCCCGAAATCGCCTTGAAACCTTGATGATTCATCGAGCGGATGCGGATTTTGTAGGTGGCAGTCGGATCTGGAATCTGTTGATGCCGAACGTACGAGTTCGAGCGTCCACCGGTCGAATCCATCGCTCGGGAGTGGAAATAGCATTCGTCGGAGAATGGTTCGAGTTCGAGAATTGTGTAACTGACGGTGGTGACAATCGATGATGGCGCGGAGGGAAGTGGGGTCAGTCCGCCGTTTTGCACGCTATAAACCATATTGCTCGCAGTCATATTCGCCGCACCGCCAAAGTCGATGTTCAGGCTGTGCTTGCCATCCGGTATTCCGGTAGTTGGGTCCACCGAGACGGCTTCGATGATGTGATGCGTATTGGCTTGGCGAGGAGTTCCGGATTGAACCGCAATCATCGCTCGAAATGGAATCGTGAACGTGTCTTTCGAGAGCAGCTCCACGTACCCTCCTGCGGTTGTTCCAGATCCGATGGTTAGCACACCACCGGAGACGCTCGCCGTGGATCCACCGCTGGTGGTCAGATCCCACAGGTCCGTCAGAGTTCGAGTCCAGGAATCGCGGAACTTCTTCTGGATCGATTTGACTTTGAACATGTCGTCCACGTCATCCAAGCCAGGAATCTCTCGGGTGACTCCTCGCGAATTGGTGAACTGCATGCGGAATGGGCCAACGTCTCCGGTGGTCATCGGTTATCTCCAAAGGCGAAACGTAAGAGTCAGGACGCTGGTGAATTGACGTAGTTCGTGCAAATGGTCGGGAGCATAGACCGGCAAGTTTTCCACGCTGGTGCAACGAGCCCCAGGGAAGCTCGATAGCGTGTTGGATCGGAAGTAATCGGCGATCTCTTCGACCACGAGCATCAGCAAATCGATAGCTTCGATTTCATTGGGTGTTTTCTTTTGGACTGCCACATCGATCTGGTAATCGAAGCTGTCTCGCGAGCGATCTAGCGATGCACTAATGATTCCCTTTGGGACCACCGTGACCTTCAGCTGCGACATCCCTTGCAGATCAAAGACCGGCAAGTAAAGCCGCTGCGCAGTGAATGGCTGACTGAACGAATTCCCGTTCAGTTCAGCGGTCACTGCATCTGCGATTGCGACGATACTTGCCGGCATTACTCGATCCCGATCTGTTTGGTGTGAATGCGAAGAAGTCTTCGGTGTGGGTCCGACCATCGCCAAGGTGGCTCGCCCCCAGGGGCGTTGACCTCATAGATGTAAACTTTGCCGTTGTCGGTTTCGCGGATCGTGTCACCACGTTCCGGCAGGACCTGAGAACCGGCGAGTACCAATTCCGCAGGTGAAACGAGAAAATCACGGTCGGTCCATTGCATGTGAACGCCACCGTATCCGTCCTCGATTTTCATCAGCGTCCGGCCGATGATGGCCGTGACGCTGGTTTGGTTGGCACCCCTCAGATAGACCACCGTGCTAGACGCATGAGTCTTGAGCTGGTTGGCGAGCCATTCTTGGCCTGCACGAAGCATGTCGGCCATGGCGCTGCTCCGCTTAGGATTTGATGTCCGGAGGAGTCTTGCCGTTTTGTTCAACGAGCTTGATCAGTTGCGAATACTGATCCATGAGCTGATTAAACTGCTCATCATCAAGAAGCGTTTTCCCACGATTCTTGCGTGCATTTCGAATAGCACCAAGCACCAGAGGGATTCCATATTGCAACCCCAAGATGATCGCAATGCTGGATGCGGCTGAGGTAGCAACCAAACCTCCTGCTGTCCATGACGGTATAAGTCGAAAACGACCCGGCGTCGGATCCCATTCTTCTGGATCCCGAGGGGTTGGTCGTATCTTTGGTCGATCGACGATCGAGTCGATCACATCATCTTGCACCTGTGCTTGGGCGAGCAAACCCATTGGCCATTGCAAAGGTTCGCCGAGCGTAGTTGAAGGAACCTGGACGATCTGTTCGTCATCGCTTACTTCTTCGGTTTGGTAACCAACTTCCCGGGTGCCTGATGGTAAACCCTCGAGCGTTGTTGGCAATTTGCCTCGCATCGCGCTGAGTAGAAACGGAGTCGATTGGCCAAGCCCCTCGCCACCACCAGCCCAGGTAAGTAGCCCGACGACACGTGGGCCTTCATCTGTATAATCGATCAGGCTCGAACCGCTGCGTCCTCCGATGGCTTCCGGTTTCCATGAGAGGATTTGACCTTCCTTGCGATTGAGCCGAAGTACCTGCAGGCTTGGCCATTCGCATCGCGGGCAACCGAAGGTCGTCACCGACGATTGGTTGCTAGGGTAGCGATCGGCTAGAGGGATCGGATCGACGTCTTTTGCGAATGCAGGACTGCACTTGAGCAAGGCGAAGTCGACGCTGGTGCCTCGACCATAACCGGAGGCGATGATCGTCCCGGTTCCTTTCTCGCTAGAGCCGTTGGTATTCCAGCGTTCGACGTTGACGGTTCGGCCACGCGCGGTACCTGCCACGTGTGCGTTGGTAAGCACGATCGCATTCCCTTCGGGGGTGCGACCGACAACCGTACCACTTCCGCATACACCACTGACCGTAACGCGAACCGTGGCTCGGACGACCTGATCGAAACGATCGCCAGCGATGCCGACGGCTGTTGCCCTCGGTTCCTGGTCTACAAGGGTGAGTTCCTCACGAAGTGGATCAATGTAG